CCAACATTAACGCCTACAATTACGCCAACAAAATCAATTCAGGCAACGGCTACACCTACATTAACACCAACAATTACGCCAACAAAATCAATTCCGGCAACGGCAACACCTACATTAACACCAACAATTACACCAACAAAATCAATTCCGGCAACGGCAACACCTACATTAACTCCTACCCCAACAATTACACCAACAAAAACATTAACGCTTACACCTACATTAACACCAACAATTACGCCAACAAAAACATTAACTCCTACCCCTACATTAACACCAACAATTACACCAACAAAAACATTAACTCCTACCCCTACAGTAACACCGACTGAATCACCGGTAATAACTTGTGTATGTTATACAGTGACTTATACAGGACCTCCACCACCTCCAACTCTGTATTTTGGTAATACAGATTTCTCATATGTTAATTGTTCAGGTGTTACAGTGAATACCTCGGTGTTTGAAGATTACCCTGTTGAAATTTGTGCTCAAGTAAACTCTATTATAATAACTGGTGGTGATGAACTCGCTGGATGGACCCTATCACCATATAATTGTTGTATACCACCACCAACATTCTATATAATAGGATTGGGATATGGTACAACTCTTAGCCAAGCTTGTAATACACCAGCCTATGTTGATGTTTGTGTGGATGACCCTAGTTTATGTAGTGCAACATATTTGAAAGGTTCTGATGGTACAAATTGTTATCTAACACCAGCAACTACAGGGTTTTATAGTAATGGATTTTCCAGAAGATATTGGGACGGTACAACATTATCTTTGTGTCTTGGATGTGGTTGTCTTGTTGCTGACACAGTAATAACATTATCAGACGGGTCAACTAAATTAATACAAGATGTTCAAGTCAATGATGTTCTTAAATCTATTGATGTATCAGGAATGCCACAACCTGCAGATGAGTGGTACTCTTGGAGTAGTGATACCTTAAATTATGTTGATTCAACATCAACAGTAATTGACGTTAAAATATATGAATTTGACTCAGTTGTTAATATTAATAATGGTATATTAATTGCTACCGATGCTCATAACCACGTTGTTAAACAAAATGGTATATGGTATATCAGAACAACATCGGAATTAAATGTTGGTGATGTATTATTAGATATTGATAATACTGAATTTGAAATTACATCATTAGTTACAATTATAGAACCAACAACGGTATATGATGTTAATGTTAATAATAGTAACCTATATTTTGCAAATAATGTGTTAACACATAATAAAGACGAGTTTGTACCATTTGAACCATAAAAATGTCTTAACCCATAATAAGTCATAAAGGGTCATAATAGAACAAAGTAAACTATTTATATAAGTAAAATTATATTTAAATTTAGAATATGGAAAATAATAAAAATAACGATTTAACGGTTTGGCAGAGGCTTTCACAAGCATTCGGGCCAAACTCGTTATTAAATCAAGACTACCCAACATACAAATTAGATAAGAAGGAGTTATTAAAAACTACCTCTAAAGATGAATATGAAAGAGAGAAATTACAAGCTCAACAAACTTTCTATTTAGCAAATCAATGGACAAAGATTGAAAGTAATCTTTATACCCAAGCCGTGTATTATGAACCAACTCGTTTGGCATCATTCTATGATTATGAGTCAATGGAGTATACGCCTGAGATATCAGCAGCGTTAGACATATACGCAGAAGAATCTACAACCGTTGATGAAAATGGTTATATATTACAAATTTATTCAGAATCAAAAAGAATAAAATCTATACTAGCCGATTTATTTAATAACGTGTTAGACGTTGACACCAACTTACCAATGTGGACAAGAAATGCTTGTAAATATGGTGATAACTTTGTGTATTTAAAATTAGATTCTGATAAAGGAATTGTTGGTTGTATGCAATTACCAAACATTGAAATAGAACGTTTGGAAAGAGGTATGGCCGCAAAATCAGCAAATGTTGAAGAACCGGCAGAAAACAAAGGATTAAGATTCCATTGGAAAGCAAAAAATATGGAGTTCAACTCTTGGGAGATGGCTCACTTTAGATTATTAGGTGATGATAGAAAACTTCCTTACGGTACTTCTATGTTAGAAAAGGCAAGACGTATTTGGAAACAATTATTATTATCTGAAGATGCGATGTTAATTTATAGAACAGCAAGAGCACCTGAAAGACGTGTGTTTAAAGTGTTTGTTGGAAATATGGATGACAAAGATGTTGAAGCTTACGTACAACGTGTTGCAAACAAATTTAAAAGAGAACAAGTTGTTGATGGTAAAACCGGAAACGTAGATATGAGATTCAACCAAATGGCTGTTGACCAAGATTACTTTATTCCTGTTCGTGATGCCGCACAAGCATCTCCAATAGAGACATTACCTGGAGCAACAAACTTATCTGAAATAGCCGACATCGAATATATCCAAAAGAAATTATTAACAGCACTTAGAGTACCAAAAGCATTCTTAGGTTTTGAAGACGCTGTTGGTGGAGGAAAAGATTTATCTTTAATGGATATTCGTTTTGCAAGAACAATCAATAAGATTCAAAAATCTATGGTTGCAGAATTAAATAAAATTGCAATTATACATTTATTTCTATTAGGGTTTGAGGATGAATTATCAAACTTTTCATTATCATTAACTAACCCATCTTCACAAGCTGACTTATTAAAAGTTGACCTTTGGAAAGAAAAAATCGCATTGTACCAACAAGCCGTAGCGGCAATCGCAGGTATTGCACCGGTATCAGTATCGTGGGCTAAGAAACATATATTAGGATTCTCTGATGAGGAAATCAAACTTGATTTACAACAACAAAGAATTGAGATGGCAGTCGGCGCTGAGTTAACAAACACAGCAACAATGATTACACATACAGGTTTATTTGATACTATTGATAAATTATACGGAAATAAAGTTTCCGGAGCAACAGCAGGTGGAGCAGCACCATCATCACCACCCCCACCAGGAGGTGGAGGAGGATTCGGCGGTGGCGGAGACATAGGCGGAGGAATGGAAGATTTAGGAGCACCTGAACCGGGTGGAGCCCCTGAAGGAGGAGCCCCTGAAGCAGGAGCCCCTGAGGCGGCAGCACCACCGGAAGCTGAACTAACACCGGAATCATTTAAAAGAGATAATTTAAAAATATTAGTGGAACAAGGTTCCTTAACTGAAGACGATTCTTATATTGATTTATCTAAAGGAAAAAATTCTTTAGGAGATATTGAAGACCAATTAAGTAAACTTCTAAAAGACTAGATATTTATAATAAAAATTAGATATGAAAAATTTTGGTTTATTAAAAACAAAGATAGAAAATGTATTGTTAGAATCATATGCTAACGACACATTCAAAAACGAATTAAAAACATTTAAGAAACTTGTTATTGAAAATAAAAACATTAGCAAATTGTTTTATTTATACGATGAACTAAGTTCACCAAAATCTTTAAGTGAATCTTACTGTAATGATTACATCAATGAGTGTATTAAAATTTACGAGAATACCGTAAACAAAATAAAACAATCTGATATTAATAAAATCGTTGCTTGGGTTGGAAATAAAAATGTGGAAAGTAGTTATACAGATATTGACACATTATTCTCTAGTGATGTTTTAACTATTGAATCAAAAATCAAAAGTAGAAAAGTAATTGCCGAATCTCTTAAAAAATTACCAATAACAAAAACTGAAGGTATCGACCTACCATTATCAACAATGGTGAGCGTTGCAAACAAAACTATCAAAAATTATATTGACGGTTTAAATGAATCTGACAAAAAAGAATTAATGAATTTATTGTCTGAGGATGACTCAACATTAAATGAAAAATATATCACACTTAAAGAAGGTGTGGTTGAAAAACTAACAGAAATGAAAAATGCTAGCACTGATAATTCAATGCAAACAAGAATTGATGAAACAATATCAAAAGTAATTTCTGAAAAATACGACAAACTTACGTATTTCAAACTTAAGAATCTTAAAGAGAATCTTTAATCATTATCGGAATTGAACTTTTTTTGGACATACTTAGCCTTAGAAAGTTCAGCTCTTTTAATAACAGATTTCTTAACAAATTCCTTTCTTTTAAAAAGTTCCCCACTTTGACGTGTCTTAATTACTTTACTCTTATAAAGTTTTAAGGCCTTTTCAATCGTAATGTTGTTATTTAGTTTAACTATTATCATATATTACATATATCACAAATATACGAAAAATTTTGACTATTGACCTAAAAACCCCTATTTTTATGGAAACAATAAACAGAATAATATGAAAATTAATGAAAAAGGGGAAAACCTCTCAGCTATCCGGTTTTAAAACCGCTAAAGTTATCTACGGAACAGTCGATTCCATAAACCTCAAATCTCTATACTTAAACATCCAAACGTGGGTGGAACCAATAGAAGAATCCGAAAATTGGACAAGAGTCGTCCTAAACCTAAGTCGAGGTGTCAAACACTCAATTTACGAAACAATTAATAAAAAAATTTTTACTGACAAATTTATCGTTGATTTAGATTTACGTTCAAGTGGTCTTAATATGGGAAAAAAATCATTTATGAATCTTGAAATAAATTTCTACCTACAAGAAGAAGGTTTAGATATCAAAGGTACTGAAATAAAAAACACACTCCAAGAAATTACAAAACAAATCTTTAAAACAAATTTTTTAAAAAATGAATATTTCAATTTTTATTTAACTAAAAAGAGCAAAATAGAAGAAGAATCGTTACAAACCGAGAATGTTTAATATTTATAAATAAAACATTCAAAATGAAATTAAGAATATTACAACCAAGCGAATCAGGAAAAGGTATATTAGTTGAGTACGATGCGGGATATATTAATCCAAATGACAATCGTAATGAAAGCTTAATTAGAGAATCTAACGAAATGTTAGACCACTCTAAACCATTTGAATTTTATGCTGTATTACAAAAATATAATACCCCAAATAGAAATGGTAGAACATACCCTGAACGTATATTAAAAAGAGAGGCCGAGAACTATAAAAAAATGATTAAAAAGGGTACCGCCCTATCCGAGTTAAATCACCCGGAATCATCTCTAATCGATTTAGATAGAGTGTCTCACGCAATCACCGAAGTATGGTGGGAAGGTAATGTACTAATGGGTAAGATAAAACTTCTTACTTCACCAGGTTACCACGAAAGAGGTATCGTATCAACCAAAGGTGACTTAGCCGCTAACTACCTTAGACAAGGTGTTACATTGGGGATATCCTCAAGAGGTGTAGGGTCCCTTAAAAAAATTGGGGAACAAAATGAAGTACAGGATGATTTTGAATTAATCTGTTTCGACTTAGTATCTTCACCTTCAACTCCGGGAGCGTATCTATTCTTAAATAAAGACGACAAACATCTATATGATGAGAACTTAGAAGAAGAGAAAAAAATGAGTGTTGAAAGACACGTTGGAGATTCCGGAAATAAATCGCTTGACTTAATGAAAAAATTAAACGATTATTTGGGATACTAAATTAATAACAAAAAATGGAAGAAAAGTATTTTATCGCAAAAGTTACCTTAGACTCAGTTGATGAGGCATCAGGAAAGATTAAAAAAATGAGAGAAGAAAAATTAGTAAGTGGTTATAACCCTACTGACGTAGAGGCAAAAGTTACTAAAGTTTTCGAACATTACACAATGGAGTGGAGAATCACTGCAATTGTAGAAAGTAAAATTGACGAAGTAATCGAGTAATTAAATTTTCAATTATCAAACAAAAGAGGACATATAGTCCTCTTTTTTTATGCTTTTTATTTTTAGGTGATATTTATGAATGTATAAAAAACCTGATGTGATTTAAGTTTAATTTAAACTTTTTTCGTATTAGGAGATATTTATATATTAAAAACAATATAAAACCAATGGCAAAAGAAAAATCTTTAGTTGAAGAGGCTATCATCCAAATGAAAAATTTGGAAGAAGCGGTAGCTGAAAATGCAAAAGGAATACTTGCTTCTACAATGAAACAAGAAATCAAAGACCTAGTAAAAGAATCTTTATCTGAACAAGATGATGAGATTGAAACCGATGACGTTGAAATGGATGAACCTATGGGTTCTGAT